ATGTTCGCGGCGCAGAAAGCATACAAAATAGCCAATGCTATACAGAACACATACGACGCGGCTAATAACGCTCTTTCATCAAATTACCCTTGGCCCCTACCAAAAGTATTTGCAGCAACTGCTGTGGCCGCTGGTTTAGCTAACGTAGCAGCTATCAAATCAACATCATTTGATGGTGGTGGTTTTACTGGGATGGGCGCTAGATCTGGCGGTGTAGATGGGAAGGGCGGCTTCCCTGCAATACTTCACCCCAATGAGACGGTTATAGACCATACCAAAGGACAAGGCGGCGGCATTACTATCGTAAACAACATTGACGCAAAGGGCGCTGACGCAAACGTAGATATGAAGATTCGCGCTGCAATGCAACAGAGTTCGCAGCAGACAGTCGCTACAATACAAGATTTGATGCGTAGAAGGCGTTTCGTATGACAACCTATACATTCCCAAGCATAACGCCATCATCCAGTACGTTTGAGCTGGTGACGAATACAAGGACGTTTCAAAGCCCTTTGACTAACGCAGTTCAGACGGTTGGTAGGAAAGGTTCTCTGTGGAAAGCGTCGCTTCAGTTTAATAATTTAACCGGCGACAACAGGGCAATCATGCAAGCGTTTCTGACTAAGTTAAACGGTCAAGAGCATAGGTTTTTCTTGCCCGACCATGCTTACGTCAAGAGAGGCATAGCGCCTAGCCCCGCTGATAGCTTGTTAGTTAATGGTGCTGGTCAAACAGGGTCTACCCTAAACGCTGACGGTGCGACTTTGAGCCAGACGGGATATTTAAAGGCCGGTGATTACATTGCCTTCAACAACGAGCTTCACATGGTCACAGATGACTGTAATTCATCTGGGATTGGCGAGGTAGCTATTCCGATAGCACCGCCGATTAGGAAACCCACGGACAACGACGACCCTATTGATTATCTATATCCTGTCCTTGGTGTTTTTATGCTCGCAGGGTCTACGTCTTGGGATACCCAGCCAGGTCTAGTGTCTAGTTTTACGATTGAGGCAGTCGAGGATGTCTTAGCATGAGCAGAGGTTTTCCACCAGCAGTAGCAACTGCATTGGCCCAGCAGCATGTTTCTATTGTTACGTTCGCAAAGCTAGAATTCCCGTCTGGTACTTTGTACGTTCATAATTCAATCGGTACTTATAACTGGGATAGCCAAGATTGGTTAGGTGTCGGAGATTTAGGTTCTATTAGCCAAGTAGAAGAAGGCTTAGATGTTAGCCCATACGCGATAACTTTAACGCTTTCAGGGCTTGACGCTACGATATCTGGTGCAGCACTGACAGAAGACTACTTCATGCACCCTGTCACGGTTTATCTGGGAGTCTTAGACGCCGACGATGCGCTGATTGCTAATCCGACAGAGATTTGGGCTGGATTTATGGATCAGATGAATCTAACCGTTGGGGCAGATGGTGGTGACGCTATTCAATTAATTGCCGAATCTGAGCTATCACGTTTTGATAAGTCTGCAAATCTGATGTACACCAACGCCGCCCAGCAAGAAAGATACTCAGGCGATTTATTTTTCAGCCATATTCACAAGGTTCAAGGTGCTAAGTTCGACTGGGGGGCTAGGACCGCTGGTACTGATGGTACTTTCGACCTTGAAGATGATGCTAAACGTTTAACAACTCAAACTGTTGATTAATGCAGTTGCAAGTCTTACAAGCATTAAACAAATGGGAGCGTAGAGACTTTACCTACGGGGATGCTGATTGCTGTCAGTTTGCTGGATTTATCGTCAAAGAGATGACCGGCAAAGACTATTTGGCTGATTTCCACTATAATTCAGAGGACGAAGCGTATCAGATAATCAGGTCTAACGGCGACCTTGAGGACACTGTTTCAACGGTCTTAGGAGAGTCTACAGACGAGATTGACAGTCTCCCTGATGGTAGCCCTGTGTTAATTACCTTGCCTGAAACACAGCTTCTAGGCGTTAAATTAGGCAATCAAGCAGTATGTCTGACGTTAAAAGGTCTGGCTAGAATGCCTAAAGAATTCATCGTTATGGGATGGAAGTTATGGGGCCAGTAGCACCCTTTTTATTGTTTTTGCAAAAAGTCGGTATTGCAGTAGCAGGCGCTGTCGGTGGGCTTGGTGCTGCCGCTTCTATTGGAATAGGGCAAGCAATAGCATTAGGAGGCGCAGTTATTGCTGGCGTTACGCTAGTAGCAAACAAAGCTATGGCTTCTTTGTTTGAAATCGACATGCCAAAGGTCGATACCGATGCGTCAAGACAAAGAACAGTAAAGTCAACCACTGAACCCTACAAAATCATCTATGGTGAGACGCTTGTCAGTGGCCCTATTTCCTATATAGGGATGTCTGGAACTGACAACGAAGACCTATATCACGTCATAGCCTTAGCAGGGCACGAAGTCACAGATATCACGGATATCTACTTTGACAATGAGCTGATAGAGGATTCTCAGATAAATGGTGGTTCTAGTGCTGGCGGTAACGTTACAGCAGGGACTTTTGGCCCTAAGAACAGCACGACTATTTGTGTAATCAACAAGCATTTAGGAACGGCTACACAAGCTGCTGATTCTATGATGGCTGGCACGTTTGCTGATTACACTACAGAACATCAGGGTAAAGGCATTGCTTACATAGCAATGAAATGGAAGCTGAACGAAGACTCAGCAGAAGTCTGGGATAAGTACGCACCGTCAGACATCAAAGCTATCGTTCAAGGTCGAAAAGTCTATGACCCAAGATTAGAGTTCGCAAGCGTTGCGACGTATGGGCAAGACGTAACCAACGCGAGCTATATAGCTTATTCAACCAATCCAGCTTTATGTTTGATTGATTATCTAATCAACGATGACTTTGGAATGGGTATTGCCCCATCAAAAATAGACTGGAACGCAGTAGTAACTGCCGCCGATGGATGTGATGTCTCTGTTGATGTTCCTGGCGGCACTCAAAACAGATTTACCTGTAACGGTGTTCTGTTCGGCACAGATTCAAACCGAGCAAATATAAACAAAATCCTATCCTCAATGAATGGCTCGTTGGTTTATTCCAACGGCAAATACATTATCAGGGCTGGTATTTACGAAGCGCCAACTGAAAGTCTTAACGAAGATGACCTTATCGGCGCTATTGGTATCAAGACATCGTTTGAGCGGTCGGACCGATTCAACACGATTAAAGGGATATTCATCGACCCTGCGCAGAATTATAAGTCTAGCGAGTTTCCCAAAATACAGTTAGCTGACGCTGTAACAAGAGACAACGGGGAAGTCTTAGAGAAAGAAGTACAGTATCCCATGACTAACTCTAGCTACATGGCTCAGAGACTGTCTAACAAATTAATCCAGTTAAGCGACCAGCAGAAAGTCGTTAGTTTTCCAGCGAACTTGTCAGCGTTACGAATTACCGTTGGAGATAGAGTCCAAGTATCTGTTGAAGAATTAAGCTGGTCAAACAAAGTCTTTTTATGTGTAGGCTGGACATTCTCAGAAGAAGGCGGGGTTAATCTTACTCTTAGAGAGGATTCTAGCACTTCCTACGCCGACCCACTTCCCGTTGCCTATTCAACCATTACCGCAACTGGGGACATCACAGACGGGTTCAGGGGCGTTCCTAGCCCATCTGGATTAAGTGCTACGCCAGGTTTAAAGAGCAACGAATTAAACTGGGTCAATCCTGGTCGCCCCGCTGATTACGGAACTATATATGTCTACGCATCTCGTAACGGTAATTTTAGTTCAGCAGTTAAGATAGGTGAGACAGACGGCACACAGTTTATTCACGACGCATCAAACAAATCTTTAATATTTTCACCTTCAGTTGTTAATGTTGGTGACACTTACACGATTAGAACCGTTGGGGATACAAACTTTGTGGCGATGGGCGCTGCTTCAAATACAGTTGGAGTAGTCTTTACCGCAACTTCTACAGGCTCTGGAACTGGTAGCCTATGGGAAACGCTTGCTCCAGGCAATTTAAGATACTATTGGGTCAGAGCTGTTAAAAACGTAGGAACTGACGCGGCTAGTCAGTCCAACTTGGAGCCGAATGCTGACCCGAATACTACGGTATTTGCTACAGTCGGCAGGGTTGAATGGGCAGACGTTTCTGGCTCGACAGATGCACCAGCGGATAACGCAACCGTAGGGGCGCAGATATCTGTCAACCTGTACGACGCCGATGGCTCTACGGTGATGACACAAGATGATGTAAAGAACTCAGTCTTGGCGCAAGAAATCCTGCAAGTCGAAGTCGAGGCTGGTGAAGTCTTAGACTTAGAGACAGGCCAAAACGTAGACATCCAGAATCTCGGTGATGTGGCAATCTACGTTTCTAATCAAGATGCTGTGCTTCAGAGCAATATCAATACTGTTGCTAATTCGCTGTCAAACCTTGAAGACGTTATTGTTGATATCACGTCAGGAACGTCTGATATTTACATTCAGACAACGGCACCTGTTGCTGGTGTTGGTGGTATTCCAGACCCGATACCTGAATTTTCCCGATGGTATGATTCAACAGATAATGCTAATACTCCATACTATTGGAACGGGACAGCATGGATTGATTTGTCTAACCCACAGATTGCCCAAAACGCATCTGATATCTCAAATCTTCAAACATCCTTATCAACGACCAACTCAAATGTCAGCAGTAATGCCAGCGCTATATCGGTATTAGATGCAACCACGATTTCACAAGGCAACTCTATAACGTCAATCGCAGCCGATGTGACTGCATTGGAGGCAACGGTTGATGACCCAACTAATGGCGTGGTCGCGACTGCGGGAGCGTTGTCAAATTTAACTGTAAGAGTTACTGATACAGAAGATGCCACAACTGTAAACTCTGGAAACATAACAACCTTAATTGCGGATTTAGACGCGGCTGAATTAGATATTGCGACAAAAGCATCATCTACAGCTTTAAGTGCGCTTGATACACGGGTTGTAGCCACAGAAGACACTATTTCAACGCAGTCTGGAGACATTACAGCGCTTGAATCAACGGTTAATAATGCCACGACAGGCGTTGTTGCCAACGCTAACGGTCTTTCATCGCTGACGACCAGGGTTGAAGTTACCGAAGATGGTATTGATACGAATTCATCCGCTATTACTACGTTAGACGCGACATATACAGAAGACCTTCACTTTAGGACTGAAGTCGAAGATG